GAAGCGAAAGAGCAATTCGCAAATAATGTAATGGAAAGTGATGAGTATTACAATGACTGGATCATGGTCAGAGTAAGAAAGTCTCATATTAAGGACTACAATGACCGAACTAACAGAACTCAAACAACTATTGAACAACGATTGTGATAGTTATGTCTTTTTACCAACAGAAGATGAAACTATACATGTTCAAGCAAGCGAATATAAGGATAAAGGAACCAAATTAGATGGTTCTCCAATGGGTGACTGTTACCATATCATTCTTTTTAGAGAAGATGAAGAAGGTTTATTAGTTGATGTGGATAAGTTTGAGGGCATCTTAACTGCACCAGTTGAATATATTATGAGAATGATTAAAGAAGATTGGTTTGGTATCGTTTGCAGGAAAACAACAACTTCCAATGAATTTGTTGACAACGTATTTGCCAAATTACAAGAAGTGTGATATAGTACAATTTTAACTATTGGATTCGTAATGATTCTCGTTGACCTAAACCAGGTCCTTTTAGCCGGACTAATGGCTCAAATCTCAAACCAAAAGAACGTAAAGTTGGAAGAAAGTTTAATCCGACATATGGTTCTTAATATCCTCCGAATGCACCTAAAGACTTTCCGCAAGGAATACGGTGAGGTTGTATTGTGTTGTGATAACCGCAAGTATTGGCGTAAGGAGTTCTTTCCATTCTACAAGGCAGGTCGTAAAAAGACCCGTGAAAAGTCTACACTGGATTGGCATGCCATCTTTGACATGTTGGCAAAGTTCAAACAAGAATTGAAAGAAAACTTTCCTTACAAAGTGATTGATGTTGAATCTGCTGAAGCGGATGATATTATTGGTACTCTTGTTCCTCGACATGCCGCACACGAAAAGATTCTCATTCTTTCCAGTGATGGAGATTTTTTACAACTGCAACGTTGGGGTGAAAATGTCAAACAATATAATCCTGCATTAAAGAAATTCTTAAAGTCTGAAAACCCATTGCTAGAACTTGAAGAAAAAATTATTCGTGGTGATAAAGGTGACGGCATTCCTAATGTCTTTTCGCCTAGTGATTGTTTTGTGCGTGACCTAAGACAAAAACCAATTACCAAAGGTACACTTGATAAGTTACTCAAAGAAAACGTTGAAAATTGGTCGGATGAAAATGCACGTATTGGTTATTCTCGTAACAAGACACTGATTGACCTAAAATGCATTCCTGTTGAAATCAAAGAGAAAATCATAAATACGTATGAAGAAACGAAACCTGCAAACAAGCAGAAAATGTTGAATTATTTTATTCAAAACAAACTAACAAACCTTATGGATGTGATTGAGGAATTTTAATGAAAAATATGTATGAAGTTTTTGACGAATTTGAATTGGCCAAAAACAAAAAAGACCGAATGTCCGTAATCCAAAGGAATTTAAGCAAAACTCTAGTTCAAGTTTTAGAGTTAGCTTTTCATCCACAATACCAATGGTTACAAACCGAAATGCCAATTGGATATCAAATAAAAGATGTTCCAGCTGGAATGGGTTACGCACAATTATCCACCGAAATTCGTAAAATGTATATGTTCCGTAGGGGTGATCCAACAGCAGAAAAGTTAACACCTAAAAAACGTGAACAATTATTGGTCGAGTTTTTACAAAATCTGGAACCAAGAGAAGCAGAAGTTGTTATTGGTATTTTCAATAAAGACTTGGGTGTTAAAGGTTTAGATTATAAATTTGTTAAAGAAGCTTTTCCGGCAATGTTGCCATAATAAGGAGTTAGTAAGTGTCTAAAAATGTAGCTAAGTTTCGCAAAGAAAGAGACTACAACGATGAATATGCATTTAAAACAAATACATATGACCGTAAACAGCGAGACAAACAAAGAGAATCAAAAAAACAGTCCAAGTATTTTGATGCATATGAATCAGACTACTATTCAGACGCAAAACGTTACCGCAAATGATGTTGTAAAAAAACAACACTCGGCTTGACAAAAACTGGAATCTCCGTATAATACAAGACTTGTATGGAGATTTTATGTTTATTCACGGTAGTATTCCTAAGTCAAAAAAACGCAAAGTGCCTAAGGCCCAACAAGCTCAGTATGATGCTTGGTTGAAATCCATTGAGGATATGAAACCTAAATCATTGAGTAAATTTACTCACAAACCGGAAATCAAAAGTCCAGTTGTCACTGGTGTTTTTGTTCGGGAAACCCGTAAAATCGAATCTTTAGATACAGGACTTGGTGTTGCCACAAAATCTGCACCAAAAGTCTATACAGGAACCGCAATGAAAGGTATTGCAACCATGCATAAGAGCAATGCAGTGCCGGTTTTTACGGATGAACAAGCAAAAGACATTTCAAACATGAGGCGATAATGAAAAAACTCAATTTTACAGTAAAACTACAACGTCCGGTGTGTCGAACACCAATCAAACCAGTTCAAGTGCATAAACCTGTCGTTTTTAATGCACGTAAAGAAAAGCATAAACGCAATTTGTCGCATTATTTGAACGGAGATGCATAAAATGACAGAATTTTTGACGCAAAGTGACAACCGACTGATGGAACCACTCAAGATTGACCAAGATGCAGTCAAAAGTCTCATTGAAGTCACTAAAATGTGGGCCAATCTCACTCAATTTGAGCAGGACCAAGAAAATTATGAAAAACTTAAACATCAATATGAATGACCGTTCTTGGCCAGCAATTATTGAAGATGCTCCAGACGGATCCGGCGATGGAATTCTAACTTTTCCTCCGGAACTAATTGAAATTACTGGATGGGTAGAAGGAACTAAACTAAACCTTGAAGTAAAAGACGGTTGTCTCTATATTACTGAAATTTAGTTGTAAAAATACAACACCACTTGACAAAACCTAGAATTATTGTATAATACATACATATTCATTAGGACTTATTATGTTACTTACTCAATCCAAGTCACTTTTGGCCAAACTCATGGCCACCGAAAATCTTCACATTGAACAACGCAACGTTTCTACTGCATCCTTTGATGTTCAGAATCGTGTTTTGACTATTCCTGTTCTAAACAAAGACATTACAAACGACCAATACGACCTTTTCATTGGTCATGAAGTCGGCCACGCACTTTTTACTCCATTGGATGGTCTTAAAAAGGCATTTGAAGAAAAAATGTCTATGTCCGTGCTGAATGTTGTTGAAGATTCTCGCATCGAACGCAAAATCAAGTCAAAATATCCTGGTTTGCGCCAGTCCTTCATTCGTGCATACAAGGATTTGCTTGAAAAAGACTTTTTTGGCACCAAAGATGAAGACCTGAACAAATTAAACTTCATTGACCGCATCAATTTGTATTGCAAAGGCGGTGTTGACCTTGGTATTTTGTTCTCCGATGAAGAAAAAATCATCTTGGATGAAGTGGAAAACACTGTAACCTATGATGATGTTATGCGTGTCGCTAAAAAAATCTGCGATAACATGACGGAAGAAGAAAAAAATCGTCCTAGTCCTACAAATCCTAATGATTATGAGTATGATGAAGACGGAAATGAAACAGAACCTGGCGATCCAAATGGTGAATCTGCTGAAAATGGTGATTCTGGCCAAAAAAATGAATCGGATAATTCTGAAGGACAATCAGAATCTTCTAATGGTGATGCAAAATCTCAAAAAGAAGAATCTAGTGATGACGGACAGACGAAAAATGAGACTAAAGGTGCTGCCGGTCAATCCGGTGCTAACACCAAGACTCCCATTTCTCACACCGATGAAGCGTTCCGCAGGAATGAACACAAATTGTTCTCAAATGATGGTCGTAAATATGCATATGGCAATGTTCCCAAGTTAAAGATTGACGAAATTATTGTTGACCACAAACTGCTGTGGAATCGTTATCGTTTGGATGTGCAAACCAAAGTTGACCATGCCAAATGGGTCAACGGTGGTTATGAATTGCCTGATGGCCGCAATGGTGCCGATAAAAAGGCCTATCAAAAGTTGCGTGAAGAATCCAAGAAAGTTGTTGGTTACTTGGTGAAAGAATTTGAACTGCGTAAAAATGCGGATCAAATGAAACGTGCATCCGTTGCCAAAACTGGTGAATTGAATATGTCTAAAATCTATTCTTATGGTTTTAGTGAAGATATCTTCAAGAAGATTTCAGTTGTACCTAACGGCAAGTCTCACGGCTTGGTTATGTTCATTGACTGGTCTGGTTCAATGCACAACCACATTGATAACACCATCCGTCAATTGTTGAATCTGGTTATGTTCTGTAAGAAAGTTAACATTCCTTATGATGTTTATGCTTTCACACAAGCATATGACAAAAATGCCCGTGTTCATCCTAAGAAAGATGATATGGTACTGGGTGAATTCTCTTTGATGAATCTGTTGTCTAGTCGTATGTCAGCAAGCGAATATTCATATGCCGCTTCTGCTTTGTTGGCTTTCCATAATCGTTACTGTGTCAAACCTGACTGGTTCGGTCTTTCTGGTACTCCATTGAATGAAGCTGTTGTTGCCGCTATGGAAATTGTTCCCAAGTTCCGTAAAGACAATCGTTTGCAAATTGTGAATACCGTATTCTTGACCGATGGTGATGGCCAAAAATCATTGTATGCATATGATTCTACTGGTCGTTATACGAGCCGACAAAGTAATACAACTTTTGTTATTCGTGACCCCGTAACTAAACATGAAGAATATGTTGAGGATGGTTACAGCCGTGAATTGACTGCCGCTTACATCAAACTGTTGAAGGCACGTACCAATGCACATGTGGTTGGTTTCTATGTTCTTTCTGGTCGTGATTTTGGTTATCAAATGCACCACTTTTCTGAT